TGTTTTTGGCATGGTTACGCAACCGCGAACTCAAGGAAGTTGTTGCCAGCGATCCGTGAATATGACTGCAACACTTCCACAATCTGCCGACCAGCCTCAATACCATTCGTGCCGATGCCTGTATTGATGATGTACTGGTTGCCGTTGCTACCAGTCGGCGTAGCAGTGCGTGTAGCAGTCGACGGATCTGGCACACTCGGCAAAGAAGGAATAGATAAATTGCCACCAGGTATCAATGCGGCAGCATCAGCGACCTTCTTGATTGCTTCGGCAAGATTCTCGAACGCCTCAGTTTCACGTTCGGTCGCCTCGGTGACACGATCCGACGCATCAGCCTGCGCCTGCTTCGCCTGATTCAATGCTTCCAAGAATGTGTTGTAGGTCGCCGACCCGATGATCGCACCGTTGACAGCCTCATTCAACGCATCCTGCGCCTTAGTCAAACCGTTCGTCGCATCAAACTCCGCATCGGAAGCGTCAGCGACAGACAGTTTCGCTTGAGCCAAATCAATCTCGGCCTGACGGATAGCCTGCGCACTTGTCGTCGGATCGGCGCGAAGTTCAGCAAGTTTAAGTTCAGCGTCACGAACCGCGAACACAGCCTCCTCGACAGCGAACCCGGCATTCGCAACATTACGTTGAGCCTTTGACAATTCGCGTTGCGCAGCTTTAGCCTCAGCAGAATCCGCGCCATACCCAGACACCGCACGATTGAAATTCTCTTGCGCAGTCAACAGATCCGCGTCGGCTTTGACAAGCCCAGCCTTCGCATCCTTGTTCGCCTTCTGCGCATTGGTCAGAGACTTCTGTGCGGATGTCGAGGATTTCAACGCCGAAGTATATTTCTCAAGATTCTGTTTTGTTTCATCAATAGTTTTAGCAACACCGCCTGCTGTGTTTTTCACATCATCCAAAGAAGTACTCCAGTCATCTGTTGCTTCTTTGGCTTTCGGCAGAACTTTGCCACCAATCTTGTCCGTCTGGTCAATCAATCCCGAGATTTTATTGCCCGACAAGTTCGCTGTCACTCCTGCTTGATATACGCCTGCTCGAAGTTTGTCAAAGTTGAGTGATGCGGTCGCTGCCGCATTTGCGCTCAAATTGACAATTTTGTTGTAGGCATCCCATGCACCTTTTGGATTGAGTACAACTCCAGCCAATGCGATTGCTGCCGCAAGTTTTTGCACCTGACCACCAAGAGTCAAAACAGACAAAGTGATTGATTCGAAAGTGTTGATAATTCCGATACCTGCTGGACCGAGAGCAGCCAAGAAGTATTTGAGTGCGCCGGTCAAACCTTTTTCTTTAAATCCGTCAACCGCCGCTTTCAACGCTGGGACAAGTCGAGTTTGAAAGATTGCAACAAGTTTCTCGGCAACGGGAAGAAGAAGATAGCCGATTGATTCAACTACTTCGCCGAGAGAAGTTTTCAATATCTTGACTCGGCCTGAGAATGTGTCGGCTGCGGTTGCGGCAGCACCACCGAATTGACCTTCAAGTTGTTTAAGGATTGCACCGAAATCTTTTGATTTCTTTGCACCTTCATCGAGCGGTATGCCGAGTCGGGTGAGCGCACCTATCTGACCAGTTGCAGCACGTCCGAGACCTAAGGTTACGGCCTCCAGGTCTCGGCCTGTGGCTGCACTGATGTCGAGTGCAAGTGTGAATAGTCGTTGAGATTTTGTTAGATCGCCTGTTGCTCTGACAAGGTTGCCGAACGCTGGTCGAAGTTCATCGTCGGCGATACCCGTCGCCATCATCGCCTTCTCAATAAACTCTTCAGTCGCTGACACCATTGCAGTAGTTGCACCTGCCGAACGAATCAACTGTGCTTCAAGAAGTTTCTGTGATTCTTGATCTTTGGCTGCCGCGATAACTGCACCAGTCGCAGCACCTGCCACGGCTGTCAACGCACCGAGCGCAACAAACGCACCCTTCTTTACAAAGTCAAATGCTTTGCCAAGTCCGGCACCAATCGATTGCACCTTCTCGATTGATTGCTGTCCTTCGCGGGCAAGGTTCTTGAACGCCGTGATAGCACCGTCGGCGTTGCCGAGAATCTTTACAACGAATGTGCGTTCACCTGCCATGGTGAAGCAATTCTACTCAGTTAGCAGCCATCCGTTTACGCAGCTCAGCCCACTCACGTTGCATCTCTTTATGCACCTCCGCTTGCGTCATGCCGTTGTACTCTGACAAATCGATTGGTGCATCCCACCACTTCGGATCAAGAACACATCGCATCGGATTACCACGACGCGGCTGACGAGTCGAACGAATGCTCGGTGTAGAGAATGTGCGTGTCGGTGCTGCAATATCGGTGATCGTCGGGTCAAGGAATCGCCAACCTGAATGATGTGTACGGAATGGCTGACCTGCCTCGTGCTGTGGCAGATAGAAGATACGGGCAGGGTCTTTGGTTGCTGGGTCGCCTTTGAGACGAAGTCGCTCATGTGTCTCATACCAGACTTCTTCCCAATTCTGTACCGGCACAGCCTGCTCGAATGGAACAACAACGTGCCAGTGAGGATTGTCTTCGCGATGTGACCAGGTTGTGTAGGCGAAGTGTATATACGATCCGAGATCGGCTTGCTCGAATGCTTCGCCGTCAAGGTCGGCAACTAACGCCCAAACATGTGACACGTTGCGATTGCCACGGGTTGTATGTTCACGGTATGTGACTGGCGAATACAACTTGCCATCAGACTTTTGTTCGCGTTCTTGATGGTCACCGAGCATTGCGGCGAAGTCCATCCAAGATGTGGCGATGGTCTTCGGGTAGACAGATTTGACGGACGGGAAACCGACGACCTCAAACATTGTGCAGAACCTCCTAGGTTCAGGATAGCGAATCCTGAGCCGAATGCAAGTATCAGCCGATGCCTAGTTCTTTGACCACACGGTCCATGCCGTCTAGGTATTCCTTGGCGATCGCGTTCTTGCGCTTCCGTACCGTAGGCCAGAAGAAGTATCCCGACTGTCCTCGATGTCTCAAGAACTGTCTAGTCGTGGGTCTAGCAGCACCACCGAACTCCGCACCGAAGAACACATCGGCACGAGTCACCTTAGTTTTGCGCTTACTATTCGGACGAGACTTTGACACGAACGATTCTTTGCCACGCAACTTGATGGTCGGAATACGGTCATTGCTTGCTCTTAAACCTTTGGCGACCTGTATCGCCTGACTGGCTCGACTCACCGTGGTTGCTTCTAGTTTGACTTTTGATTCAAGATCTCTGGCGATTGTGTAAGCGACTTTGCGCATCTCTTTGTTGAACTGCGGACTTGCCTTCTGGAACTTGCGCAAAGTTTCAAACAAGTCTTTGACGATGACAGTGTTACCTGCGACGGCTGCGGTGCCGGCACGACCAAGAGTTGAGCCTGTGTCACCTGGCAGACTTGGGAATGCTGAGAAGGCCATCACTGAATCCTTTGTGGTGGGTTGGATTTGATGCTCTTCCAGCGCAGATAGCCGAGCATCGTGTACAGCATTCTAGGTGATTCTTGTAGTAGCACCGATGGTGCGATGTGTGTCTCGCAGGCGAGGTATGCGATCAGCCAGTGGGCTGAGTTTTCTCCAAAGGGACGATCACCGCAGAATCGGTTCCAACCTCCACACTCTCAACTGTTTCAATCCATTCTTCGAATTTCATCGCAGTCTTTTTCGTGCGCTTCGTTGCATGCCAAGCCAACCAGGCGAGGTCGGTGAGGCGTAGTTCTGTTTGGAAGTTTGCGACGGAACGATTCTTCTCGCCTTCGAATGCGATGAAGTCGGCGAACTGTGCTGTCACTTTTGTGGTGACGTTGTCTAGCGTCGTGACTTCTAGGTTGATTTTCATTCTTACCTCCTGATTATTTTGTTAAGAATTATGCAACTGCTTTTGTGATTGTTCCGCTGATCGGCCAAGTTACATCGGCTGTGTTCAATTCACCGACAGCACCGTTGACTGGAGTCCATTCAGTGCAAAGAACCGAGAATGTGTAACTGGGGTTTGCTGTGCTTGGTGATGCTGTGCTTGCTTTAATCACCATAGTGACGGCAGTTGATCCGATCAACGGGAAGATCAAACCTTCAACTGATGAGTATTCATTATGCAGTGACAATGTCACTGAGTTATCGATGAGGCCTGCGACGCGGGTTACTGCGCCACCAGAGCCGAACGAAGTTGTTGGTACTTCGGCAGCGGTGGTCGAGAGCGTGATTGCAGCCACATCATTCGAAATATCTGTTCCGTTGAGACTGACTGTTGCGTTGGTGAGAACTAACTTTGCCATGATTATTTATCTCCTGCCGTGTCGGCGTTCGAGGTTGATTTATCCGCTACCGGAACAATGCGACCCGATTGCAGTAGAGAGTCTAGATGATCGACATCTGCGCCATCAATAGTGGATGGATATTGTTTACCCAACACCGTGAAGCCTTCAACCACCTGGAACTTTGCCATAGGTTTAAGCGTACACCACGACACGAAAGTCGACTGTCAGGTAGGTTGTGTCGTTCGCGTCAACTGTTGAGATGTTGGTTGCTTCTTCCACGATCAATGTTTGTGCGTATCCGCCGAGTGTCGGATCGGCTTCGATTGCGGCACGGATTCCATTGTCATACGACAGGTAGGTGTCCATCAGGTTTTGTGCTGTGCGTTCCGCTGCGCGACCGACGATGACGCTGACTGTGAAGACATGGGTTATGAGTCCGTTGCGCATCGCACCGTGATAGGTGATTGATTCGAGTGTCGGCCAGGCGATACCGCCGAGCGACGGGTTGACCTGGTCGGGTTGTTGTGCGTAGGCGCGAAGGTTCGTGATTGTTGCGAGACGGGTTTGTAAACCTGTTTTGAGTTCGGTGACTGTTGCGCTCATGCAAACATTCGCATTCGGCGATATGGCTCGACTAGTTGTGCGACATCTGGGTCGAGTGCGCGTGTCACTCGTATCGCACCCAAGTCTCCGAAGCCGGCAACGCCGAGCGGTGAATCGTAACGCTTGAAGATTCTTGACGCCTGAATGATGACGGCTTGTGTGATCGGCTCAGGCACAGACGGCCAACCATAAACTGCGGTCAGTTGTACTAATGCTTCCGAGCCGTAGTTTGCGTTTAAGGTTGGGAACAGATAGTCGCCGACTGCACGGATGCGTGTGTAAGGAACTGTCAGTCCATCCAAGATTCCGTTCACTGGTTCCAACTGATAATCGGTCGCTGACCATGTGACATCAAAGTTGCCGTCAGCCATAGTCGAAGTTTTGAGAGTTAATGTCGATGAAGAGATGTCGTCAATCTCGCATACATACTCGTCACCTGCGGTGAACACTCGTGTCGTCGCTGAACCATATGCCCAGAACTGTCGGTTTGCATAACCGTCAATGAGTCGACTGGCTGCACCGGCGCAGTTGTCTATGAGTTCGTCGTCTTGTGTGTCGGCTGTGCCGATTCTGAGCGCGGCTTTAATTTGATTTCTGGTCGCGTAACCATTGACGATACTCATAGGTTCCTATCCTACTCAACAATCAACAACTCAAGTGATGGCTGAAGTCTGAAGAATCTTACTCCATACAACTCACGCAACTTGTTGACAACCACACCGAACTGTTGACGCCAACCATCCATCGCACCATTCGACTTGCGATACCCAGCGAAGTTCTCCTGCCCATCAACAAGTCCGAGGTCAACACCGACAAGGTTGATTTGTGACGCACCCATATAGCAGGCAAGGTGCATTGCGATATGTGCCGAAGTGCCACCAGTAATCAGCACATCTGGGTCGGTCGGCCAGTCGGTATCAGGTCGCCAGAATGGTGCATGTGGTCGGAAGGTGATGTGATTACCTGACCCGACATGCGTCGCAGTCATGTCGCTTGCTTCCAAGTTCATGTCTGGTGTGACGAAGATTTGATGCGGGTTTGCAGCCACATTGCCCGCCACTACAGGATGATGAGTTGAATAGTTTGTCGCCGTATAGAAGTCTTCAAGTCCGAACACGAATCCAACCTCGTTGATTGCGACCACAGTTTTGCCTTCGAAGAACTGTGGTGTCACCCATCCCATACTTGGACCAGAACCACACACCCAAACCTGTTCACCTTTGTGGCGATCTTTCAAGTCTTGGAGAATCATTCAGCCAACTTCGGCGGCCAATCCTCACCAGGCACAACCCGACCCGACTTCAACAACCCACAGAAGTTAATCACATCCTGCTCAGCCTGATGATCAGACTGTGCCGTCAACGCATCATCATGTCGAACCCAAGTCCACACACAACGCGAATCAAACGATGCCTGAACATTGTGTGAACGCATCTCGCACCAATGAACCCAGTCAACATATTTGTGGGAACGGTAAGGAATCTTCAACCAAGTTTTGCGACGAATAACCGCAAGCCCTGGCATACCGTTGTTTCGCATATTGAGCAGGTTCTGATATTGGTCAGGTGTGCCGTAACACAAACCGCCATTCCACCGACCGCGCACATTCACCGCGTCACCTTCAAGAATCAAACCGTCAAAGAAGTTTGCGTCCATCAGGTCATCGACTGGCAGATGTGTACACCATTCGGCTGTTGCTTCACGCACACCAACATTCACACACGGCCAGATCCGATCATCCCAATATGGGACAACCTTCCACCAGTCAGGCACATCAACTCTGGCGGTCGTCACCAGAATCACCTCTTGCGGTTTGACCGTCAACGCCTCAATGGATGCAACAAAGTTCGCACCGAACCGATCCCAATAGTTTTGCTCGAATGGTGAGATGATTGCTACCGGCGACGGTACCACGACAACGGAGCCTTCCCTTCACGAATCCACTCAATCCATGAATCATCCATTTGTACTTCGATCAACTGTTCGCCGCGTATCGAGCGACCGATCCGATAGTTCTCAGCCATGAATCCTTCAGGGTCATCGACCATAAGTTCTTGGTGGGAGAAGGATCGCATTTTGTTCGCAGCCCATTCAGGTCCACCCATCCACGACACATGCCAACCTGATCGCAGGTTCGGTAGCCGTTCACGATTCGAGCGTATGTGTTGCGCACCACCAGCGCGTTGACCGTAAGGTCCTGCAACCATTGTGTGTTCGTCCGATAGACGCCAATAGGCGGACATGACTAGACGCTTCATGATGTAGCCACGCCAACCTTCTTTCAATATCTCGATGTCGGCTGGGTTCCATATCTCGTCACAGTCTGCGACCGTCACAATGTCTTGTGCTTCTGGTGAGAATTGTTGTAGCGCGACAAACAGGTGGTCGCGTTGTGCGTGTTCTGCGGCCCAGCCAAGTTGATACGGGTTTGGTTCAAATGTTTCGTAGTGGATTTTGTCTCGCCATTTGTACAGCCTGTCAAGGTCTATGCCGTGTGGTTTGGGTTGACCCATAAAGGTCGTGGATGATTCGACGATGATGACCTTGTCTACGACTTCGCCGATCTCTGATAGTCGACATTCGAGCATGTCGTGTTCTTGGTTGAACAGGATGCAATCAAAGACTCTCATCAGCGTGTCTCTCCTATTAGCAGTATGCGGTTGTCGTTCATCACAATCTTCGTGTCAATGGAACAATGTTTCTCAAACTCGGCTTGCAAACTTTGTATGTCCGGCACACACCATTGAGTCTTCAACGGGACATACTCGTGGACGATAAGCCAGTCGCATCGCTTTGCTGTTTCGGCGATCACTTGTTGCCAGTCGGGTTGCATGTACAAGGTTTGCGACATGACCGCACAATCGTATTCACCTGACTTCGCTGCGGTCAGACCATCACCGACACGAAAGTCGATACCAGGGTATGACGCTTTTGCTTTGCGTATCGCGGTTGGCGAGATGTCGTAGGCGACAATCTTTCGGTTGCGTAACGCCATCAGATGTGTTTGTGTACCTTTGCCGCAACCAATGTCAAGAATCGTGTTGAACGAGAATGCGTTCATCGTTGTTGAAAGAAGGCGGTATCCCATCGGTCGCAGATCCGACTGATACCAGGCATCAAACTCTTCGGCGTCCTCTGCTTGGTACATCGCTTCGACATCGGGATGTTCGCCGAGATACTTGTGGTATTTGGCCATCAATCCCAACTCAGGTCTAGTCGGCGTTGCAGATCCCATTGACCTGCGTCAAGTCGTGCGTTACGCAACTTGAACAGTTCGTGGTTCGAGTTGAATGTCGCCGAGTTCTTTGCCTGATAGGCGACATCGGATAGAAGTGTTGACGAGTTGTCGTGCATGATGATGTCTTGTGATTTGCGGATTGTTTTGCCGAGACGCACAGCGCGACGCTCATAGTCGTTGTCTTCGAAGTAGGCAGGATGGAATGCTTCACAGAACAGACCGACATCTTTGACGACGCTTGAACCGATCCATGCACAAGCCCATTCTGGTGAACCTGTCAGATGTATCTCGTTCGGGTAGCACTGTTCCCAGAATTGTTCAAGTTTGTTTGGCATGAACCAGGCGTCCGAGTTGAGAAGAATCCAACCAGATGCGAACGGTGTCATCTTGATTCCAAGATTCCAAGATGTCGCCACACCAAGATTGCTTGGCATGTCCAAGATGTAGGTTTTGCCGTGCCGACTGTGGCGTGGCATCACCAAACAATCCTCTTCGATCTTGCCTCCGTTGTCGATGATGATGATCTTGTCGACTGGGAAGTCGAGTGAATCTATGCAGCGTTCAAGTAGGTCGTATCGGTTTAAGACTGGGATGATTACGACCGGCACCATGCGGACAACTCCTTCATTACAGGCTTCCAATACTGCTCAAATACGGTGTCGGCTCCATACCCTTGGGCATGGGTTATGGCGTCCTGAGAACGGCTCCTAGGCGCGTTATAGGCCGCTTTGAGGGCATTCACGATGTCAGGGACATTAGGTGTGAAGAACCATGAGCGTTGCGCCGCATCCCACCAAGGCTGACCCTCAACCGTCCAACCTTCACCAACCAGCTCAGGTTGTGCCGTAAAGTTTGAGACAATCACACGACAACCGCAAGCCTGCGCTTCGATGACAGGTATACCGAAACCTTCACCCATCGAGCAAGCCAACAGAACATCGGACGCCGTGTACATCGCAGCCATCACATTCTGTGGCATGCCGTGCCGATAGGCGTACTGGTCAACGACTTTATATTTGTCTTTTGATATGCCGACCGCATCCAACAATGTCGGCAGGTTGATACCAGCCATCGCACCATCAGGCTCGGTGTACAGATACAGCACCGCATCAGGATGATCTTTGGCGAAGATCGAGAATGCAAGAATGTTCTCGGCCCAAGCCTTACGGGCAGGTTGCGCACCTTTGTTCGTCGCAACCATCGACACCACGAATCTGTCTTCTTCCCAACCCATGAACTCTCGGCCAGTCATCTTTCTGCCATTCGCCAAAGTCACCGACTCGGTTGGCTGAAACACAGGTTCGATTGCGTGAGGAACATAAAGATGCTCGACACCTGCCAAGTCAAACATTCGTGAACCAAACTTCGACATCGCGATTGGTTTTACATTGTCGCGCTCACACCAAGCCAACACATCTGGCGGTGTCGGCTGATGATCGATAGGAACCCATGACGCGATGTTCTTCCAAGTTTTCAACGATTCAGATTTCAACACCCACACATCAAACAAAGTCATCATCAATGTCGGTGTCGACAGATCTTGGTTCGCCCATTCCATTGTGTGTGCGACAAGTACATCGTCGCTGTATGCAGCCAATCCTTGCGGATAGATTTTGAAACCATTCCAAACCGATGACGAACCCGCAAGTCCGTACATTGCGTGGACCGCTACTTGGTGGCCTTCTTTCGCGAGCCTTTGGATGACTTGTGCGGTTTGTTGTCCGTATCCTGTGGCACTCCAAGGTGCGTTGCTATACCAGAGGACTCGGAGTCTGTCGGGATTGGCAGGTCGGATGTTTCCAACAAGTGCGCTACGCCCGCTCGGAGCAAACGCTCCGCTAAATATCCCGGCATCTCCACCGGTCGTCCTTTGACTATTACTTTTTCCCACATGATCCTCCTAAGTTTAGTGCAGATACAGGAAAGCCTCGGCAAGTCCTGCACGACCTTGCCGAGGCTTAATCCTAGTCACAGTCCTTGCGGACTGTCATGTCTGTTATCGGTTGCTCTAATTAAGCAGCGTTACCGATGAAGTGTTTGACATGTGATGTTTGTGGCAAGTTGCCGTCAACACGCATTGTTGCGCGGAAGGTAACAAGGCCTGCGTTGAATGCGTAGTCATCGCTGCGATCCAACTTGATGCCGCCAACTTGACGAACATAGTACGAAGGAAGGTGTCCGAAGATTACCGACTTCGCGCTAAGTCCTGTGTCAACGATTGCTGGGTTCTCGTAGACCGGGTAGCCCAAGAGCAAGTCTTGTGCATCGGCGTTGAGTGCAGGCGAGAATACGTAATTCCCGGCTGTGTCTTTGAGAGAGCGCATCTTCGCGATTGAAGACGAGTTCATCTGGAAGCCCGAACCAGCCAAACGACGACCTGCTGTGTCTACCGAGTAGACCAAGCTGATCAAGTTGTCTGCTGTGAACGCACCCGACACACCCGTTCCGCCAGTTACGCCGGCAGCAGATGCTGCGACGATACCTTTTGGTTGGTTTGTGCCTGTACCAGTTGTCAATGCTGCGTTGACTCGGTAGCCGAGTTCGTTGCCGACTTCGGTTGCCAAGAATCCGAGGATGTCAACACCGCTGTCTTCGATCAACTCTGTTGAGAGTTGCACGAGGAACGAATACTTGTATGCACCCAAGGTGATGAACGAGTTGAATACCGGATCGCTCTCAGCGATTGCTGTGCCTTCACCAGTGATTGCCGCAGTTGAATACTGAGCAAGCGATGGAATCTGAAGGTTCTCACCTGATGCCGTGTTCAAGATTGTTGAAGTCTGGAGCATCGGACCAACATGACGAGCAAGCATGATGACTTGGTCGTAGAACGATGTTGGTACTGGTGAACCAGTCGAAGTCTTTACGACATCGCGCTTTTCAAACGAGTGTGAACGGATCTCGCCTTTTGCCATCGAGCGGATGACATCGGCATCTGAACGAACACCGCGTGGTGCGTCAGCGACAGGACGAACCTGGTCTGCGAACTCGCGTGTTGCTGCATCCAAACGAAGTTCACGAGCCTCATCGGCGCGGAGCTTCTCGATTGTTGCTTGGCGATCCTCAAGTTCTTTGCTGATGCGCTCGTATGACTGTGATTCTTCTGCTGTCAAGTCACGCTTTTCTGCGGTTGCAACATCAAGAATCTTCTTTGCGGCTTCCCATGCTTTTGCACGGGCTTCCATTTGTTGTTCGATAAATTGTTTCATGATTTCTCCATGAGTAGTAGTTGATTGGGTATGCGCAGGAAGGTTGTATTCCGATGGCGCGGGACGCTGACCAATCTCTAGTCGTAGCGGGACGCTTACCGACTCAATGAACTATAGACGAGAATCTAGAAGTTTTTCAACAATTCAAGTTTTTTCGCCAACAAGTTTACCGTGTGAGGAACTTTGGCTGGTTCGGCACGAAGTTTGCTGACCGCATTCGACAACAGATCAGCCGACTCATCCGACAAAGTATTGCCAGATTCGAGCATCGTGATCGCTTCGGCGAGCTTGTCTGCGTCAACACCTGTGCGCTCTGCGAGCATGTCAAGAGAACGGACTGAAGCCGATGTGGCTTTGTAGGCAGGGAAGCCTGTAACGACCGAGACTTCGTGCAGACGAACTTGGCGTAGTTCGCGGGTCATGCCATCATCTGACCATTTGTCTCCACCGGCAGGAACCGAGAAGCCGAACGACATCGAGTCGACATCGCCTCGTTGCATGAGGACGCTCAGGTCACGGCCAACGGTTGTGTCTGGCAGATCGGCGTTCACCAACAAACCTTTTGAATCTTCTTCAAGTCGCAAAGTCTTTGATCGTGTCGAAGCGAGAAGCATCGACGAATCATGGTTCATGTACATCTTGATTGTGTTGCGACCTTTCAACGATTTGCGGAATGCACCTGGTGCGATTCGCTCGATGAACGGTAGTGGTTCGGAGTCTGAGTTGAAGACTGCTGCGTAACCTGTGAATGACATTCCTTCACCAGTCGGACCTGCGCGAAGTTCAAACTCGTTGACATTGATGCGGCGTGTCTCAACCTTGTTGTCTTCCATGCCTGGAATGTTAGCAAAGTATTCAGTCTTGGCGCGATGAAACGAGAACAATCCTCGTTCGTCTTTGATCGCGTTCGCTTTACGCTCGAACCAGTCTCGTGCCGGTTGCGGGTTCAACGGGTTGATTCCCCACAGATAGTGTGCGACCGCACCCGCACCAGGGAACTGGTCGTTGCTTGCATCAGAGTTCTTCGGTGCTTGCAGGTCTACCGAGTGTCGTTGCGCCCAAGCATTCGCACGGATCACTTTGTCTTCCGTGATTTGGCCTCGTGCCATGTCTCGTGCTTCACGAACGGTTCTATCGACCAGCCCTTCACCCGCGAGACCTTGACCGTAGTAGTCCAATCCTTTTCTTGCCGCGCTGCGAATGTAGACAGGTATCTCAAGAGATACTTGGCGAACCGACTCTTCTTCTTCTTCTTCTTCTTCTTCTTCCATTTCTTCTTCGTGTGGTTGCCATGCGTTGCAATAGAATCCGCCGTCGACATACTCATCCCATCTTTCGCACCATGCTTTGAGATTGTCGCCTTCGCCTTGCACATTGTCTTCGTCGTAGAAGTGACAGTTCCCGCAAGCACGACCTTCAGGAACATCAGCCGAAAGCGCAGGCCGATAGTTGTCAGGTAACGCACGGTCAGCCGCCGAATACTTCGGATGATCAACATGCAACAAATCATTGTCTGTGATGTAGGCAGGATTCTCTGGACGACCAACACGACTCAAATACATGAACGCATTCACTCGCGCCATCGCCCATTGCGCACGACCAATACCAGGACGATGCGAAGTTGAATACGCACCAGCACCGCGACGATACACAGACTTCAAAACACCGAGCGTCACACGAGTCCACACAGGACGATTCTCTGCATCCATCTTCTCGTTGTGATCGGTCACTTTGTTTCGCAACGCCGTCTCGGTTGCTTCATTGATTTCTATCCCGCCTTGCTTACCTGCCGCCGACCCAGCAGGATTCTTGTCGCTACCTGTGATCTGATCTGATGGTGGTGCCGGTGCGCGTTCACCACCTGGTTCCATATCCTCGGCAATAGACACGGCGACCATCTGATCGATCGCATCTTGTTTAGTCGAGTGGCATCCGATCACTTCACCATCTTCTTTGATGGTTGCCCACCCAGAACAGTCTGGTGATTTGTCGGTGATGAAGTAAGGCATTACGGAGTGATCAATGCGTAGGAAATTATGTGACCGGCTTTGGTGGATATTGCATACATGCTTTCGCTTGGATACATATCGAAGTCTTCGGATGCGCTTTTCGCTAGTGCATGACCAGCGTTCACTGCGACTGATGCGTTGCCGATAAACACTGTATCGGTGTTGTCAAGATTGCTGATATGCAAAGTGCCTGGATTGACTCCAGCGTGACTGACAAGTGTTGCTGCTGTTCCGACCGTGATTGCTCCGTTATTGATTGGCATAATTGTTACCTCAGAGCATCAATAATAGTTCAGCTTCGTCATCAAGAATACTGAATGCAATTTCGGCTGTCGCCTGCGAACTCATCCCACCAAGAACAGTTGACGAAACCGCATAGCGTTTCTTCGGTTCAATCACAGGAACCTCGACTGGTGGCATCTCGACTAGCGGTTCAATTTTCTTGCGTGGAGTTGTTGAATAAACTCTGCGACCACCAGACGGCGCAGGTGTCGGCTCAGGTTCTGGCGGTGTCGGTACCGAATTAACTGTCGCGACAAGACCACCGAGACTTGCTGTGGCTACTGCTTCTTGTTCGACTGCGGTGATCGCCGAAGCGACAAGTCCGCCTAGGTTCGCTGATGCTGTCGCAGGTAGTGCGACTGTGGCAGTGGCCGAAGAAGCAACACCGCCAAGGTCAGCCGAGGCTGTCGCTGGATGTGTGACTGTTGCTGTTGTCGAACTTGCAAGACCGCCGAGAGTTGCTTCGGCTGTGGCTTCAGTTGTGACGATGACTTGTGCAACTTCGGCGACAAGTTCACCGAGCAAAGCCGAAGCGGTTGCGAAGTGTGTGACGCTCGATGTCGCGGTCGCCGACATTGCGCCGAGTGTGGCTGTGCCGGTCGCAGTTGTTAAGAACTCTGCACCGTCAAGAACTCGTGTGCCGTCAAGTTGACTGCTGTCAAGAATGAATGCCTGACCGCCATCAAGACCGTAGGTTGCGTCGTTCAGTTGGCTCGTGTCGAGCAGGAATCTTTTGACCGCCATCGCGGCCTACTAACTAGCGACAGTTAATGATGCAGACAGATTGCCTGATGAGATTGTGTAAGTGTCACCAGCGGTGTATGCGTTGCCTGTGATCGTGCCAGAGAATAAGAAGTTTCCTGCCGAGATGTTGTCCCAAGCGGTGAAGTGTGTTGCGTCCTGTGAACCTGCGATATTCGTCCAACTGATATCGGCGTCAGATGTGATCGCACCAGCGGACGCCGCACCGAACGAAACAGATTTGCGTGTCGTCTCGGTCGCAGCATTCGAAGTGCCGTTCGCACCTGGATCACCGACATGAAGTTTGATATACACGGTCGCAACCGAATACGAAGTTGCGTTGCCGAGCGCGTCAAGGAACGAGTTGCAAAGATAAGCCGATAAACCTGTAGCCATTACTCTTCAACCCTTTCAGTGATTGTCAAGATTCTACCTTCGGCGTCACGCTCAACAGTTCGCACAGTCGGCTTGTTCTCAGGCACATTCACACGCACCACAGTTTCAGGAACATTGATCACAGGTGCAGCAACACTCACATTCGCCGGCGGAACATTCACCACGACCTCAGGCATCGTCACATTCACATCACGCTGGTTCACATCGTAGGTTGATGCTGGTTCGGTGACTTGTTGCAACAAGACTGGTGCGACACCTGTGTGCGCGATCGGCTCGATGTCAAGTGCTTTCAACACTGATGCGGGTTCGAAGCCTGCGTTGATGAGGCGTTGAGCCATCATTGTTTTGCGGTCAAGTTCTGTGAGTCCAGCCGCAGCGAGATCGACATTGGCGAGAGGTACACGGTAAGCATCGCCGCCTTCGGCTGGTCGGAGATCTTCGAAGCGTCGCACATCGTTGATTGACAGCCAACCAGCTTGCAGACCTGATGAGTATCCTGCGACACGCGAACCGAAATCGCCGCGCATCAAACCATCAAGGTTGAACTTCATGAACGCACCATTGGTGAGAAGTTTGTTTGAATAGCCATCTTCAATCTTGGTGACATACGGTCGGAGTGTGTGCATCACAAAATGAATCCCGTTCATCTCGACCGAAGCGTATGCTTGCGCACCTGACTGGATTACACCAGCCATCGATGGTGGTACACGGAATGCGCGAAGAATCTCTTCGACTGCGAACTGTCGTGATTGTAGGAATTGTGAGTCGTCTGGTGCGACCGAAGTTGTCGTGTATTTCGCACCGCCGAACAGGATGCCTGGTCGGTGTGAGCGTCGCAAACCTTTGTGACCTTCTTCGAATCCGTCAACAAGCGACTTTGCTTGTTCGCGGGTCAAGTTGCCTGGGAACTCGATGATGCCAGAAGTGTGCGAACCTTGACCGAAGAATCGTGCAGCGAACTCTTCAAGAGCTTTCGACAAACCAAGATTCTCTTTCACAAGTTCGATGCGTGAACGGCCACGAAGATCGCCAGGTAAACGCAACTCGGACAGATGAATCATGTCATCATGCTCGATGATGTACTGATTGTCGTAAACATAAATAAGTCGGCGTGACTCGTCGCGCTTCACTTCAACTTTCAAAGGATTCAACACAGCCAAACCAGCAACACCGGCATCGTCACGAATGATGCGCGTGAACGAATTACCGTTCAACAGCATCGAGACAAGCACCTGCTGGAAGTGGTCGGTGCGTGACACACCGATCTCAGGCATGTCAACCCATTCAGGTCGTGGTCGATACGGTCGGCGGTCACCGTCGACACGGATGTAGGTATCGACTGGCAGAGTTGATATAGAGTCGGCGATAAGTCGAACACACGCATACACGGTTCCGATCTTCAACGAATCTTCTTGCGTGACTACCGTGCCAGAGTTTGTTGTGAATTGGAATGCGTCACCTGCGGCGAACAGCGACTGGAACGAGATTGCTCGCTCCTCGGTGCCTTGTGTGAACAGTCTTGACAGCATTATTTATTATCCACTTTCTTTGACCGTTCCCATGCCAAGGTGAATGCAAGCATTGAAAGTCCTACAAAGATTAGCCCAAGCGGAAGAGCAATGTAAAATATGCCCAACGCAATCAAGAACACCGACACCATCTCAAGAATTAGAATCATCATCTCTTCACTCCTAAACTACGAAGAACCCAGGTTGCTGAACACTTTCGGCTCTTCTCGTTGCACGATCAACAGCCATCGCCAATGCTATCGCAGCATCAATCTTGCGTTTCGACTTACCCTTCGACAACCGCCAACCCATATCCGTTGACCGTTGCGCAGCCGACAACACCTGATCAGCAAACACAGGATCACCATTGTGTGCGATCTTCTGATTCACAATCATCTCATACAAAGTTCCGCAAGCCGGAACCATACGCGCAGTCGACTGGCTGAACTCAACCATCGTGAACCCTTCATCGGACATCGCTTCGGCTGAACGCTGAAAGAACGCTGGGTCATAAGCGAACTCTTGCACCGTGTATTCGCGACCGAGTTCACGGATGTGTTGCTCGACTGCGGCCACATCCATCACACCACCATCAGGATGCCAAATCTTCGCACGAACAACAATCCGACCAGACTCCTGCGGTTGCGCAACCACAACCGCAATCGAGTCATGCTTCAACGCCATATCAATGCCGACGAACACAGGAATGTTCGGATCAAGTTCATCCTCACTGCGACAAAGTTCCCAGGCTCCTTTCGGCAACCACGACTCACCATCGGTACGAACCCACTGATTGAGCCGGTATCGGCGATAGGCGACTTCGGCTGTTTGCATCATCGAGATCTCCATATCCTCGATGTCAAGAAGTCCTTCAGCCAAGTTCGGGTTAGCGATATTCCAAGCATCACGATCCGACACCTCGCATTCTGCTGGTGCTTCCCACCACCAAAATCCGAACCGCTCATCAACCTGATCGCCTGAGATGACCCGCTTGCCGTAGTTGTAAAGAGAACCGCAGATCGTATCCAAGTCAAAACCTGCCGTGGTGATGGCCACAATGTTCGGATCTTTACGCGCACCAGAACCCAAAGTCAGCGCATCCCAAAGTTCGGAGTTTGGCTGCACATGCAACTCATCAAACACAACCGTTGAAGGATTCAAACCCTGCTGCAGTTTCGCGTCGCTCGATAGCACACGATAGATCGCACCAGTCGAAGGAACCTCAACAACATCGCGATACACCTTGCACACACCCGACAACGCAGGCGACTGAGTGATCTGCCACTTCGCCTCATTGAACACAACCCGCGCCTGCTGTCTGTCACCCGCCGCCGAATAAACCTCGGCACCAGGCTCACCTTCGATCAGACCGTATAGTGCGATGAGCGAACCGAGAAGCGACTTGCCGTTCTTCCGAGCCAAACCAATCAGACTGCGACGGTACCTGAGCAGACCATCATCACGACGCTCATACAATCCGTCAAGAAGTGCGACTTGCCAGTTGGTAAGAATCAAAGGCTGACCGGCACGAACACCCTTGCTCACATGCAAGAAGGTTCGAGCAAAGTCAACGACTTTGTGACCGTCAGACTTGCTGTATAACTTCGGCGTCGACCAAGTTGGAGTTCCTTTGTCGATATGCGTCAAGCTCATTTGCCACCCTTATCTCCGCCAAGCCCAGTCTCGCACGATCGCTCGGAGTGAAACCAAGCAAACTCAACCATGCTGTACATTGCGCGTCCATCTGTTCTATCTGCTTCACCGCAGGATGAGTCACAATCTGCCCATTCGGCGAGGTATACCAGCGAGTCGTCACATCGTCGCCCAACCAAAGTTCCAGATCGTAGATCTTCTGATAGTTCCGACAAAGCCGACCCATCAACGGACCGTCGTGCAACTCGGACAGATGACGCCGACCACCAGTCCACAACACCGTCCAATACTCGGTGCCAACTTTGCCCAAACCTTTCGGCGCGACCGGCACAACCGACAAGTCGACCAACGCAAGCGCAGTCTCTGGCATAGGCGAAGCCTTCAAACCGTTGCGGATTCGTGACCCTTTGAGACGCTTGCGCTCGATCGGGATGGCGGATGCTCCGCCGCCTGTTCCAGTCTTTGGTCGTGCCATGCACCCAAGCATAGGCGGTAGTGCGCATCAGTCCCTGCCTGCGTCCGCC